TCATAAGAAGTCAACCTCGAGCGCAAGATCGGAGGTTTTGTTGTTTCTGCACATTCGGGATGTCTTGATGTAGTATATCTTATTCACTACGGAGCGGAGCAGGCGGTTCTTTTCCGCAGGGTCTGCCGTCGGGAAGTCGGCTATTACCTTAGTGAGGCGGTTTCTCGCTTCCTCGGGTGTAAGCCTCTGCCGAGGAGCTTCGGCGTCAAGCTCTTTCAGGGCGGCCTCAAGGGAGCTTATCCTTTGAGTTACTACCTTTGAGCGTTCCAGAAAGGTATTAGCGTCATATATATCCTGCTCTAACAGGTCATACATTCGGGACAATTGTTTTTTCGCCTTAGACAGCTCCGCTTCAAGCGGGGCTTTTTTATTTGCCGGCTGTGCCGCTGCTGCTTCGGGATCGCCCTCAAGATTGTCAAGCTGAGTGAGCCTGAATATCAGCGCTGAGATCACAGCCTCGTCGATAGCCTCGAAGGTTGCGCTGACTACCTTACCTCTGCATTCTCGGTGAGTACAGAGCAGATGCTCGTGCTCACTTGCTTTTATCAAGCGTCTCCGCATCTGATGCCCGCAGTTCTTGCAGTACATGATACCGTGATAGTAGTTCAGGAGGCTGTTGTTAGCTCCTACCTGTGCCGCAGGATTAGTCTTTTTCTTTCGCTGAGCAGCGTCAAAGGTCTGCCGTGAGATGATAGCCTCGTGCAGACCCTTATACAGAGTATCGCCGTTTGACTTTGTTTTCCAGCCAATCAGCCCGCAGTACAGCGGATTTGCGAGCATCTTCTTAATGCTCGGCGCTTCCCAGAACTGGCTTTTCTGTGGGCTTATGCCGAGCTTGTTAAGCTTCTCGGCGATAAACTTTGCACCGTGGCCGTCGAGGTAGTCTGCGTATACCATGCGGACGATCTCTGCCTCCTCGGGGATAATCTCCAGCGTGTGGACCTTTGGTTCAGGCTGGATTTTTTTATATCCGTAAGGAGCAGAGGTGCCTAAATAGTTTCCCTCTTTGATAGCTGCGAGCCTGCCCGCCTGCATACGGCGCTTTATAGTCTTATACTCTCGACGGCTCATAAAGAGTGAGAACTCAAAGTATTCCTCATCGAATTCATTATCGGGATCATAAGTCTTTGTCGGAGTGATGATCTTAGTCCCTGACTGCTTAAACGCCTGAGCAACAATACCCTGATCTATCGTATCACCGCGGGCGAGACGCTCAATCTCAACTACAAGCACGCCCGTATACTTCCCCTCGGAGATATCCGCGAGAAGTGCCTGCATCTGAGGACGGGCGGCGATACTGTCTCCGCTGACTATCTCCTTGTAGATCTTGACGATATTCAGCCCCTGCTTTTTCGCAAGCTCAAGGAGCATATTCTGGTGTCGGGTGAGGGTCTCGCCCTCTCCTCTCGCCTCGGCTTCTATGTCCGCTCTGGACTTTCTGAGATACATACAATACTTGGACATACTTCCTCCTTTCTGCGGCCGACAAAGATGTCGGTTGCAAATATCCCCTGCACGGAGCAGGGGATTGTTTTAATATCCATTTGCAGAAGCACCATATTCTGCCTGTTCCTGCGTGAAGCCTTCATATAATAGCTGCTCTATGAGTTCGTCGCGCGAGAAATCAAAAGTCTTGAGATATGAAGCAGCAGAGTCAGCGGCTTGCTGGTTCCAGTCGGCACCGCAGTTGTCAGCTCCGTATCGTGCCTGATCAGAGGTGAACTGTTCATATTCAAGCTGCTCGATAAGTCCAGTGTATGAAAAACCAGACATATTGATATAGCTTTTAGCTTGTTCGAGTGCTTCAGCGTTCCAGTCAGCTCCGCAGTTATCAGCACCGTACACGGCTTCATCATGACTGTATTTTTCATATTCAAGTTGCTCGATAAGCTCGTTATACGAAAAAGCAGAATGTGAAATGTAGCTTTTAGCTTGCTTGAGTGCATTTTCCTGTCCTTTTGAAACATTAGGCTTGGTTGTAGGCGGTTCTGTTGGTTTGTCGGTTGCTTTTTCTGTAGTTTTATTGCTTCCAACCAAAGAGACAGTGTTTAGAATATTGTCTATACTATCACGAGATAGAGTTCTATACCCATCTGCACTCATTGTGCCAAAGTAGATTGTTACCACGCAGCCGTTATTAAAGACTTTATAAATAGAGTGTTCTTTTTCGCGTGGACCTGTTACTGGTTCAGTTATAGTTGCGAATTTTATATGATTTTTATTTTCGTATATCGTCCAATCAGGGGATTTTTCGAGAAACTTATCTAAAAAATCGTCGTTATCGGTGTAATCGTCGGTTCTTTTATCATCAAAGCGTATGACAATTCCATCTGAGATAGCTCGGCTATAATTATAATAACGATCCCCTTTCCATTCAGAAGATAGTTTTATTGTCAAAACAGGGTCTCTATACATAGGAACTTCAAAAGATTTATCCAGCTGGTCAGAGGTAACTGAATAAGTAACTGGTTCTACAGTCGAAGGTTCTTGCACAGCAGTTTCGGTTGTTGCAACTGTATGAGATGTAATAGCTGTCGTAGTTTCAGCTCGCTCCTCAGAACTCGTTTCTTTCGTTGCCTCGGAGCAGGCGGATAACCATAAAAGCATGGATATACCAACGATAACTGAAAGCATTTTTTTCATAAAATCATCCCCTTACACAGACTTGATTATTTTTCTTACCACGCCCATGATCTTGATATCATCGAGCTTAGAACCCGAGAAGACCATCGGCGGATAGCTCGGATTGATAGACTCAAGCGTGAGCTTCTCCTCGGTCTGAAAAGCACGCTTCACAAAGCCGTCGTTTTCTCCACAGACCACCGCTACAACTATATCACCGTTCTCAAAGTAGTCCTGCTTATGAACTACAACAAGATCGTCCTCCTCTATCTTAGGGTACATCGAGTCGCCCTTTACAGCGATAGCCAGAGTTTCCTCAGCTTCCCGCTGGCTCTCAAGATATAAAGGCTCATAGCCGCAGATCTGATCGTCTGCGTATGCCCCGAAGCCTGCGGACACAGTCTTGAATATCGGTATCATGTATATATTATTTTTGTCAAGAATATTAAAACCTCTATACTGAGGTTCAGAAGTCAGTGAAAGGTTCGCGTCATCGTCCCAGCCCATAAGAGAAGAAGGAGAAGTATCAAGCGCCTTGGCGATTGCTACGATCATTGATTGAGAAGCGTCACGTTCCCCTGACTCGATTTTTGCAATGGTTGATCTTGATTTATATCCGGCTGCCTGAGCAAGCTCATCTTGTGTCATGCCTTTGTCTGTTCTTAATTTATTAACTCTTTCACCAAAAGTCATGTATCTCACCTCCTATTTATATTATAATCATTATAGCATATTGTTGCCGAAGTGTCAACAAAAATTACCTTTGAAGTGTGACACAATGTCAACAAAAATATCAGCACAGATTTGTGCAAAAAATAGAAAGAAAAATAATATGCAAAATTCTGTTGACAAATTGCCAACACAATGATATACTGTAGATGTTGGCAAAGAGTCAACAATCATTACTGTGGAGGTGAGAAAATGACTGACACTCAACTTCTCATGTCTTGCATAAAAAACTGCAAGCTGAACGTAAAAAGCGTTGCAGCGCAGCTAAATCTCACAAGACAGGGGTTTTGGAAGAAGATAACAGGTCGTTCGGAGTTCAAGCAGTCGGAAATTGGAAAACTTACAAGGCTTTTAAAACTTGATGTCGATACCCAGTATAAAATTTTTTTTGCGAATGCTGTTGACTGATAGTCACGCACAGCCCATCAGCTAAGGACACAAATGTCCCTACCACCAAGAAAGGAGTGAGACCATGGAGCAGGAGAAAAAGAAAAGCGAAAAAATGGCAGGCAAAAAAAGAATAATGTTACTTTATCATTTTGATGGAAGTGAAATGATTATTTCTGTAAAAGAAATAGAAAGAAGGATGCGTAGAGCAAGGATAAAAAATCCTGATGCAGAGTTTTTATTAAAAATCGTCAATCATCGAGCTTAATATCCTTGATAACTTTCCTTATAGGCGAAGGAGCATGGTTCTTGTATCCGTATTTTTCAAGTTCTTCATCTGGAATTTCGGTTACTTCAATGCCATCATTACAGTCAACACCGCATATGTCACCGTCATCAGTAGCTGCGAACGATAAGCAAGCGGGTTCATCTTCACCGTCGAGTTCATCACTTGGCAGGAAATCAATATCGCAGTAATAATATCCGTCTTTTCTTATTTCGATAAGCTTACGGATAAGGTCATCAATAAAAATATTCATAATGGACTCCTCTCCGCCATTTTTTCGCAATTCAATTATAACATACAGAGGAGCAGGAGGCAAGAAAAAAGCTAAGAACACAAATGTCCCTACCACCGAGAAAGGAGTGAGACCATGGAGCAGGATAAAAAGAAAAGCTCGTCCCCTCCGAAGCTTGAAAAACATAGGAGGCAAACGAGCCAGACGAGTAAAAGCAAAACAAAGAGGAACAGCATCTCGGGCATAAAGATTACTGTAGGTTCATACAAGTAAGAGCTGACGGCACAATCAGCTCTTAGCAAGATCAGTTATCGCCGTTTGCGGCAGCGATAACCGATCCCCTTATGTCAGCACGAGTTGGAATTCGGCGGGACACCTCATCCAACCGTGCTTCCAGATCCCATATAGGACCAAAGAAGAAAAAGAAAACAATCACCCCCTCTCTGAGCGGGGTAGAAGGCAGACAGCAATGTGCCTTACTGAAAGCTTCGCCTACATTATACCACACAGCGGAGCAGGAGGCAACTGTACAACCCGTAACCTCATACAATCAAATGAAAGGAGATGGCAATATGGAGAAGCTGTCACTGCTCGAAAGAGCAAAGTATGACATCATAAGCGAGACAGAGAACGAGACCGAGACAGTCACGGTGCTGCGGGTAAGGCACAGCGGTGCAAAGGTGATATGCAGAGTGCCGAAGCATACTCCCGAAGAGGAGCGGCAGATCGCGGCGAACGTCGCAAGAGCCCTGACACAGATAGCTTACTCGGGGCAGGATATAAGCCATTTCCGCAAGATGAAGATCATAAACGACTTACCTGTGCAGTCAACTGCACGGAAAAAACGATAAGGAGGAAAACACATGAAAATTACCGATGCCGAGAAGAAGGAGATTATCAAGAACATTCTCGGCGCAGCAGACCGAAAGAAGCAGCTCGGGATAGAAGCCGACCTGCACTGTATCTCCAAGGGCGATGTGAAGGATATCCTCAAGGCTGACGGCGTCGACCTAAGGATATTCTGCGGCGGTCGCCACGACAAGAAACGCATTGAGGACGAGCTTATCGAGGAGCAGGCTCAGGAGCCTGTGGACGAGCCCACCACCACGGAGCAGGGAGAGACCGACGAGGAACTCGCTCAACAGTGGGCTGATCTGGCGATACCGCCATATGAGCCCCTTCCGCCTCTGAGCAACGAGGAGAGAGTCAGAGAGCCTATCCCCTACACTAAGCCCGAGATAATTGATAGCCCTCCACAGGATAGCCCACGCATAGTCAAGGATATCCCCTGCGAAGCTGCAATCATTATCGGTCCTCACATCATCGAGGACGAGCAGCTCATGAGTGCCGTGAATAAGAAGCTCAAGGAACTCGCTGCCGAAAGGCAGGCACACGCCGAAAGAATAGAGATCATCGACAACACGCTTAGAAAATATGCGTATTTCTGCACCGACTGCGAGCACCTTATAGAGAGTGAGGGGATAGAGGTATGAGAACGGATGAAGAGATTTTCGGCGAGAAGCGCCAGTTCGTCACGGACAAGCTCACGCCCTTCCTCCATGCGAAAGATCAGGACATAGAGTCTGCGGAGTATCACGTTATCACTCATACTCCCTACGACTTAGAGTACATAGTGATCACATGGAAAGGCGGCAGCAGTAAGCGGGCATACGTCACCGGTGACAGCCTTGTCGCCCTCGCAAAGGACGTTCTGAAGGTGATATCATGATAAGATACAAGATAAGAGACGTCGCCTATGAGTGCGACGAGACACAGGGAACAGCTACGGTCAAGGCTCCGAGCGGCGACATCGCCTTCAGCAACGCCATTGAGGGCTGGAACTACTTCACAGGTCTGGCATTCTTCCCGCTGGAGCGTGACCTGCGGAATAAGCTCCAAGAGAACGGCTTCAACCGCTGGACAGGCACACGAAAGCAGGCCTATACCGAGAGCGAGCTGAAGATGATGGACGATGCCGACGAGGCAGCACGGAAGAGAGAACTGTACAAGTTCTGAGGAGGCGGTATGGGCAAGAAAATAGATTTCGACACTGCCCTGAAGCTCGGAGGTATAAGCCCGAACGATAGCATCTATGCCAAGCAGAACAAGTACGGCTACAAGGTCAACGTCAATCATCCTCAGATACAGCCGTTATATGAGAGATACAAAGAGCATCTCGGAGAGAAGATACTCTCAGACAGGCAGAGATACACCTTTGAGAGCCTGATCTTTCAGATGATAGAGAGAAAGAACAAGAAAGAGGTAGAACAATGCGACTGATAGCATATATCCTGATAGCGATAGCATTTATCGCGATCATAGGAGTGCCGATAGAGTTCCTTGCCGAGCACATTCGGAAGGGGAGCGCATACCATGCGGCACGGAAGGAGATCAAAACGAACATCAGAGTCTGGGAGAGCATCGTAAAGAGCTGTGATCCGATCACAGACGCATACGATAAGGGCTACGCAATAGCCAGACTTGTGATATATCATCATGAGTTGGACGAGCTGACAGCCCGAAAAGAGTACTTGTGCAGTTGACTGCATGACCGATAAGGAGGAAACTATGGATAGAGAGAAATATTTCGGTGAGAAAATCGAAGGACGGAAGGAACAGGCTATCGCCTCAGCCGTAAGGGAAGCACTTGAAAGCTTCTGCGATCAGGAGCCTGAGTTTGAGCAGGCTATCGAACAGAGCGGAAAGACCTTCCAGGAGTGCCTCAAGGAGGTAGTGAACGGCTGCGGAAGCTGCCTGTCCGACATCGAAGCATACCGCCGCGCCGTGAAGTTCTACTTTTCGACCGCTACAGTGAGCTTCCGTATGACTATCGACCTCAGTGGCGATAACGGAGCCGCAAAGCCTATCACTATGACGGAGACCAAGAAAGACACGCTGAGCATATCCCTCGACGATCTCCTGGACTTCTGAGGAGGCGAGAGTGTGGACAACTCATTTATCAGCACAGAAGACTACCGAGAGGAGATAGAAGACTTCTTTCCGAAGTTTGTGTTCTACCGCCGAGGATATCACACCCCTACCTGCGGGAGCTTCGGAGAATTCATAGACGGTGAGAAGGGGAAGGTCACGGACTGCTACTGCACAGCCTGCCACGAACGCTATGAGGACGGGATCCGCAAGCCTTCGGAGTACAAGCATAAGGAACTCGGCTATTGTGCCAACTGCGGGTACCCTGTTGAGTTCAGACAGATGAACAGAGGGAGGCAGAGCTGCTATGTAACAAGGAACTTTGCTATCTTCGAGGGCGCAGGAAATCTCATGCGGATCAAATGTATCAAAGCATATCAGTGCTTTTCGAGAGATACCTCTGAAATGGAACCCGAGATCAACTGGTATACAGTCACTCAGTACGAATTAAGGCCCGGACAAGCTATACAGTACAAGGCTGTATGGAATGAGGGGAAATATGAATGGAAAAGAAAGAAGACGGGCTGCACCGAGCCGAACTTCAATGTCGGCGGATTTGGATATGCCGACAGGAACTACACGCTCATCAATCAGGAAGCCGTCGATCACAGCTTCCTGAAATACCTTTTCAAGGGCGAGCATTACGACTATATCTATATCACATGGCTCTGCTGCTATGCGCAGCATCCTCAGCTCGAATACCTCCTGCACGGCGGCTTCGAGTATCTTGCGAGGAACTATGTCGAGGCCCGTGTCCCTGAGTACAGAAAGTTTGTCACAACACGGTACAACTGGCGCAGCAACGATCTCAAAAAAATGCTGCGTCTGGACAGGCAGGAGATAAAGTTCCTTGCTAAAGGACAAGGCAGATACTACGACAGCTATATCAAGTTCAGGCGTGACTTTTTCAAGGGCAGAAATACAGCTGAAACTTTGAAGTACTTCGAGAACTTCCACAGCTCGACAGAGTATATCCGAAAAGTCGAAGATATGACAGGTATTGCTCGCAAGAAAATCATGGACTATGCTCTGAGAAAGCAAAACTCACAAGGAACATACTTCTTTGTCACTCTCTACAAGGACTATATCGAGCAGTGCATCGAGCTCGGGCGAGATATGAGCACCGATGTAGTAACAATGCCAAAGGATATGTTTACGGCGCACGATAGAACTACAGAAATGCTCCGTACCATACGCAGTGAGAAGGCAAAAGTGCAGCTTGCGGAGTCGGATGCACACCGCCGTGATCTTGAAGTCACGGATATGGAGCTCGGTCTGATCCTGAGGCTGCCGTATGACACGGAAGAAATAGTCGCAGAAGGTGAGAAGCTCTCTCACTGTGTCGGCGGATATGCAGACCGACACGCAGCAGGGAAGCTGGCTATACTGTTCCTGCGGACAGTAGGGCATCCCGGAACACCGTACTACACAATGGAAGTGTCAAACGATCTCCAGATAGTGCAGTGCAGAGGGTATCGTAACAACAATGCCGGCAACCCGAAGCCAGAAGAGATCATCGAATTCGAGCGCCGCTACGAAGAATACCTCAAGAAAGTAGCCGCCGACCGCAAGAAAGCGGCAGAAAAAGCCAAGAGGAAGAAAAGGCAGCAGCAGAAAGCAAAGGTTGCTGCCTGATAAGATAAGGAGGAAACTATGGACCAGATTATCACAGCAGGAGCAGGGGAGAGCAATCTCCCCGCCGCTGCAAGAGCAATACAGATCACGGAGCGCATCAGAGCCAACGGCAGGACCGCAGTCAATGCAGTCTGCGCCATCGGCGAGGACCTCAGAACCATGAAGATAGATGGGCTCTACACTGAGCTCGGATATGAGAGCTTTGAGGACTACGCAGAGAAAGAGTTTGACCTGAAGCGCAGGCAAGCTTATCAGTACATATCGGTTTACGAAAAGCTCGGAAAGGAGTT